ACCACAGTGGGTGACCACGACGACGGCGTGATCAAGCCACCCGATCCCGTTGAGCCCGACGACGACGTGCTGTTCAGCGCGCGCGGAACGTGCAGCACCTTCGGCGGCCCCGACGATACCGGCGTCAGCCCGAGCGAGGGGCTGGCATTCTTTTACGAGGTGGAAGACGCGCCCTGGCTGTTCCTGAAATCGCAGCCGCCTGGAACGAGCGGCCTCGCGCGGCGCATGGATATGAGCGTGTTCTATCTGGCGTGCCGCTGGGACTACGATATCACGTCGAAGGATATGCTGGCGAACAGTGGCCAGATGGCGCTGGTGACTAACACCAAGACCGGCGTTGCACGATTGGCCCACCCTGCCGATTGGGGGCCGCATGAGGCGGAAACCGGCCGCGCGGCCGATCTGAGTCCGGCGCTGGCCAAAAGCCTCGGCGTGAGCACTGACGACGAGGTCAGCGTCATTTATCCTTATCGAGCACCGGCGTAGGCAACATCCGCTCGATCTCGCGGAACATTCCGGTGATGGTGGCGGCCTGATCGTTGATGGTCTGGCGCAGCCGCTCGTTTTCTTTCTGCCACCTGATGTTGTCCTCGGCTAGCCGCAGGAGCTCGGCGCGCAGCCGCTTGATGACTGCGCTTGTGGTGCTCATGGCTTTGGCTCCAGGCGTCCCAGACATATGGGGCAAATATCCCGCAGCTTGTAGCGGTCCCCAAGCAGCGCCCGCAGCCGCTCGACCTCGGCGGCGGCATCGCCGCGCAGTTTGGCGCATCCGACCGTACAGTATGTGCCATCGCGCAGCCGCTCGACAATGTCGGTCATGGCTTTGGCTCCAGGGCGCGGCCTTCTGCCAGCGTGTTGATCAGTTCGCGCATTTCGGCGTTGTCCTGCCGCAGCTGCTCGATCTCGGCATCTTTCTCGGCGCGCAGGGTCATGTTCTCCCGCGCGTGGATGTGATCCTCGGCGGTCAACTGCGCATCAACTTCATACAGTCTGCGCCGTAGATGCTCGATCTCGTCAATCAGTTCGTCTATTTTATCGTGCGCTCGCACGGTTTCCCCGGATGCTACGGCGTTTGCACGCCATGCCTTTGCGGCCGCTCGCATGTTAGCGATATCACCCATGTCGGTCATCGCAGTGGCACCGCGCAGCCGGTGATAAATACGATGATGACCGTGAGCGACAGGAACAATGCCGTCCACCACAGCAGCGAGTGCAACGGGTTACTCATCTGCTTTTTTCCGGCTTGGTTGGTTTGGGCAGGAGCAGCGTCAGCGCATGCATGCGGTCGACATTCCATCTGATGTAGGAATTGTCTGACTGAAAATGGCTCAAGCGCAGCGCATAGATTTGGATCATTGCCTGCAACTCACGCTCACTGACCGTGACTGGGATGTCGAATTTTGGCGGTTTACACGTCATCTGCGCTTCTCGATGGTGCCATCCATCCGGCGCTTGTACGGACCTTTGCGGTTGGTCGGAAACCTTCCGGGCTTATCGATACCGCTGCGCTTGCGTCTGATGCGCCGGCCTTTTGCAATAGTTTTGATATCTGATCGAGTAATTTCTCGATGACATCGTTTGTGCAGGCAAACTGCATTCGACAGTGAACTGTCGCGGGAAATTTCCCAGGGAATTCGGTGGTGGTATTCCGGCCGCTCTCCTCCGATCGGCAATCCGCAGTGCTCACAGCACCCCCCTGCTCGTTCATAGGCTTGGCTCCTAACGCTCACACTGAATTCAACCCTCGCCATTGCCGCGCTCCAGCAATTGCGTTGTGGTGACCCCGATCATGTCGGCGAGCAGATCGAGCACCGCGGTTTTGCTTTTGGCGAACTCCTCCTTGCCCATGGCTCGGTAGGATTGCGACCTGGCCTGATAGATCGTCGTTACGCCATCCTCCTCGCAGACGATCGCATAGCCGTCGACCGGCACGCGCTTGGTGCCCACCACCTTGGTGATGGTGCAAAAGCCCGCTTTGATCAGCAGGTACTTCCGCAAGTGTTCCTCGGTCGGAAACGCGATATCCCACGGCTCGGGCAACTGCATCCAGCCTTCATGCACCGCCGCCATGTATTGCCGATGGCTGGCGCCGCTGCGCTCCTCCTCCACGATCATGCGATAGGCGTGGCCCGACGTGAAGGTGCGCTCGGCCAGCCGCGAAAACCTGTCCATTGGCTCCATCGCCTCGCCGTTCCATGTGAAGTAGATCGGTGAGGGCACGCTCATTCATTGACCTCCACATAAGCCTTCCTGGCGGCCCGCAGGCTATCGACAAAAGTGTCGGTGTCGATCTCGTAATGCTCCAGCATCCAGGCAAGCTGGTAGGTCAGCACGAACAGCACGTCATTACCAAACGCGGACGGCTTGAGGCCGGCCATACGGTAAAGCTCCAAGCTGTCTTTCCACCACACCATGTGTTTATCCTTGATGCGGTCAAGCAGATCATTGCGCAGAGTGTTACGGACGATCGGGATGCGGTCTGTCATGCTGCCGCCCTCTGGCCATAGGCGCGCACGCGGGCGACCATCGCCTGTAGTTCGTTGTTGAACTTGGCGAGTTCGTCCATCAGCATGTCGATGTAGGTTTCATCGCGCTCGGTGCGCTTCACGAACATCGGCATGCCCGGCCAGTACACGCACAGATCAACCCACTTGCGGCCGGTGACTAGCAGCGCGCCCTGGCACTGCGCCACATGCTCTGGCGGGAAGCGGTCGGCGTCGTGGGTGGCAATCAGCAGCTCGGGCTTTTGCGTCTTGATCTCCAGCACGCCGTCGTCGCCCAGCAAGGCGTCGGGGCTGCAACCGACATAGGCCCGCCGCACGAAGCCCACGCGCGTCGGCCGGGTATTGTTCCAGCCGAAAATGTAGTTGGCGCGGGCTTCATCCTCCATCCGGTTGCCGCGCTCCATTTCGGGAGAGCGGAATGTTTCGGCCGGCTGGCCGGTGATGATCTCGCCGGCAAGGCGGCGCATGTAGGTTGCGCGCACCTTGCCCTCACCCTTGGCCAGCACGTCCTTGAAGCACGACGCGGTTGGAATGCCCAACCGCGCCTGAAACCATTCCGGCGTGCCCTGCACGCAGTCGATGATCTCCACCGTCATTGCGTTTTCCACTTGCTGGCGCCCGGCGATTTCGGCCAGGCGATGATCTTCTGCCGCAGCATCTCGAACAGCGATGCCGGCACCTCGGCCAGATTATCGTGGCCCAGCGTCTTGACCAGCAGTTCCACCCATTCCTGCTGCACGTCGGGATCGCAGTATTCGCGCGCCTTCTCCCACACGAATTGCATCTGCTCGGTGTTGAGCAATTCGCCGGTGTTGGCCTTGCCGCGGCTGGCGGCGTTGCCGTCGTCATCCTCGACCGCGAGGTTGAAGATGCCCAGCAGCAGGTAGCGGCGGCCGTAGGTGAAGGCCGAGCCGGTGGCGTGGGTGCGGGTCATCACATCGCGCCCCTGTGCACCTTTGCCATCGGCCGGCATATCGATGTGATAGGTGCGCTTGTAGCCGGCTTGATGCGACAGGAACGCCAGCACCCTGATCCAGCCATCCTGATCGGCGGGGCCGGTGTCGAACTCAACGATGATGCCGTGCTTGGAGTAGATCGGCCGCACCGCCTGGATCACGGCCGCGAGGGTGGCGTACTTGGAGCGGGTGGAGGGGTTGCTGGCGTCCTTGGCGACCGGCTCCAGTTCCTGCTCCACCAGGGAGCGAGCGCGGATATATTCCTGCTCGGCGAGGTCGGCCTCGATCTCGCGCTTGAGGGCGTAGATTTCCCGCACGCGCTCAAGCGGCATCGACACGTCGCGCAACGCGCGTTCGAACACATGCAGGATCGGCGGTATTTGGTTTTGCAAATTATCCGGTAGGTGGTTCGGTTTTACGTCCAAGGTGAGGCGCTGGGCTTCGATGGTCATGGTTGTTTGTCCTTGTAGGCGTATGTCGATTTGCCGCTCAGGATCAGTTTCAAAGTATCGCTGGTCCGGTTGGTAGCTTCTGCCTCACGGCGCATGGCATCCCAGGCGCGGCGCTGACGGCGGTTGCCGTTGGGCTTGGGTTGGGCGACGTGCCGGTGAATGGTTTGCTTGAAGTTTCGCAGCACACCCTTGATGCCGGCGGTTTGGGTGGCGCCTTTACTCATCGCTTCCTCCTCTTCTTGCTGGCGGTAAGTTCCTCGCGCACGACCGCCCTCACGGCGGCCATCAAAGCCTCGGCCTCGGTCGCGATCTGATGGTCGATGTATTTCTTGTAGCCGTCGGTGACCGACCAGAAGTTGCTGGTGTGCTCGATCGCCTCGACCATGCCGGTCTTGCATGCTTCGCGGATCATGGGCCTGAGCATGTGCTCCTGCACACGGATTGGCTTGGGCGGCTTGGGCTTGGGCGGACGCCGTGGCCGACCGCTTTCGCGTGTTAGGCGACGTTTTTGACTGCGAGTTGCGGTCGCATATTTGGGGGGCGTGCTCACAGCGGTATCTCGTCGTTGAGGCCGTCGACGGCACCGCCACCCATGCCAGTGAGTTGCTCGCCCTTGTAGACAAGCTTGCCCTTGCTGGGATTAAGCAACCGCTTGCGCTGGGCGACGAGCTTCTGCAGTTCGTTGGCGGCGCGGAACAGCTTGCGCTGCCACCGCTCGATCGCCTCGGCGTTGGCGGCGAGCTTGCCCTGCCGGCTCTCGATCCGCAGGTCGACGCGCTCGGGATCGTAGTCGGTCATTGTGAACACTCCTCGCAGGCCCATGTTTCAAGCTGGTAGGCCCATGTGCGCGATAGTGGGCGTTTCTTGCCGCAGCAGTCGCACTCGCCGAAAGGCTGATCGTCGTCGCGCTCGTCGTCGGGCGAGGCCAGTTTCCAGAGATCGTAGTTGCTAAAGCAGGGCATCAACTCCACCCCCTCGGCCTTAGCGATGGCGGCGCGGGCGGTGTCTACAAGTTCCTTCGGCCCGATGTAGTGAGTTGCCTCGCCGTTGAGATAGTCGGCGCGCGGATGCGCCTTGTTGACGATGGCTTGTAGCGCCGCCAGCAGATCGGGCGCGGCTGCGATCAGGCGGGCGTTGGCCTTGGTGCTGTCGGCATGCATTGTGCCCAAGCGAACCACGACGTGATGACCGCCCCGTATTTCACTGTTGATAGGGCTACCGCTCGCGGCGTTCGCCGCCTCGCTGTGGATCGTCCACGGCCCCGGTGTGTGCGTGCTCATCACTCTGCTCCATCCGATGCGTCCAACTCGGCGTCCTTGCGGGCCTGCTCGACCTGCTCGCGCAGTTCCTTCACGCGCTCGCGGTCCAGCGGCATCGCCATTCCAAACTCGGCGATCTCGAGCCGGATTTGGAGGGCGCGGAAGTGCTGTTTGGGGGTCATTTGGTCACCAGTTTTTGCAGATACCGCTCAGCGGCGCGCTTGGTGGCAAACCGCGCACGGACGTAGTAGCCCGACACGTATTCGTCGGTGACCACGTATTCCTTGGTGGCGGGATCGCGAGAGATACCGCACCACAAGCGGGTGCCGAGGGGGGTACGGTAGTCGCGCTGGGCGTGCTCGGTGGGGGTCATGTCACGCTTCCACTTCGGTGACGGTGATGCTGTCACCAGCCCGCATGGGGCATCCGGCGGCGATGTCGAGGACGGCGGCGCGGATGTCTTCCTCGTCATCCACGATGCGGACATCGAGGGTGCCCGCGCTATTTCGAAGTTCGATCTTGTAGGTCATGTCACAGCCCTCCCCAGCTATGAACGGCAAGCTGCGCCTGCTCGATGGTCTTGGCGTCGAACTCGACGGCATGCTCGGAGGCATCGCACCACACCAGCCATTGGCCATGCAGCTTGCGGGCGCGATATTCGTCATGGCTGTGGGGGGTGCTGAAGGCGGCGGCGAGGTACTTGGCGACTGCTTGGTTCATCTGCTTGCTCCTGTTTCGATGACCTCGTATGTCACAAACTGTGACACCTGTCAACAGGAATATACCGGGGCGGCGTGCGTCACCACCGCCCCGGGCCATAGTTGCGGGAGCCTTACGGCGGGGCTATATATCACACTCTTGAAAACAGCCACATGGTGTGTCATGGCTAGGCGGATGAATATCGCCACCGCAACCGAAGCAATCAACGCACTGGGCGGCACCAACAAGGTGGCCAAGCTGTTCGGTCTGTCCTATCGGGTGGTCAGCAACTGGCACACCCGCGGCCTGCCGCCGGATACCTACTACGTGATGGCGCCGCGGTTGACCGCGCGCGGCTGCAAGTTTTCCCCGCTGCTGTTCGCGCAGAAGGAAACCCGCCGCCGGCTCACCCCGGCGAACTCGCCCACGCCCTAACCACAGGAGTTAGCATGGCCGACCGATTGCACGACCTCGTCGTGGGCCTGCAGCGCATGGCCGAGAGCGCCCGCGCCCGCAGCGACGATCTGCGCTACATCCAGCAGCGCGATACCGACGAGCATCTGCAATGGCTCGACAGCCTGCTGGCCATGGTGGAGAAGGTGCGGGGCGTGCTGATCGAGGAGCGGCAGGCGTTCCTGCCGGGGCAGCGCGAGCGGCCGACGCAAATTCCGCAAACTCCGCAGCAAACTCAGCAAATGCCGCGGGTGGTCCGGCAGGGCCCGAAGGAAGCCGCCGGGTGACGCGCATCGCGCCCGGCTCGACCGTGTTTCGGATCGAGCTGGTGGCGCGGCCGGGGGTGGACGCCGTGCGCGCATTGCGGGCGCTGCTCAAGATCGCATTGCGCACGTTCGATCTGCGCTGCGTCGAGGCGCGCGAGATCGAATAACGCCCGGGAGGCGACGGTGAGCCTCGATCCGGCAACATTGCAGCGGCTCATCCGCCTGCTCGGCATGCTGGGCTCGGCCCACGACGGCGAGGTCGCCAATGCCGGCCGCATGGCCGACCGGCTGATCCGCCAGCACGGCGTGACCTGGGCGCAGGTCGTGCTGCCGGTGCTGGTCAAGCCACCACCGCCTGAGGACAGCGAGCCGGCAAGCGCGGACCAGTGGCGCGAGGTGGCGCGCACCATTCTCGATCGCTGGGGCGACATGCTGCGCGAGCGCGAACTGCATTTCGTGGAGCAAATGACGGAGTGGCGCGGCCGGCCAACCGAGAAGCAACAGGCCTGGTTGCTCAACATCGCCGCGCGCTTCAAGGGCCGATAGAATAATCCTCTACACCATATCTGGTAGCATTTACCTTATCCACAACTAGTGACATTTTCCGATCTTTACCGTTGCCGACTCGCGGCAAATCAGCCGTTATGGCTGCAGCCGGGGCCTGGGGCAGGCCAGCCCTGTCGTCTTCCCGAATAGGACGACGCCCCGGCAACCTATTCGGGCAGATCATGACATTAGGCCGGGCAGAACGAGAGCAATGGGAGCGCGAGAGCGGCCAGGATCGCTACACCAATGGCAATGGCCAGGGGGTGTTCGAGCCGCTTGATGTATGGGATGCCGGCCGAGCAAACCTGAGTGCCATCCCGCCGCGACAATGGCTGCTCGGCAACCAATTCTGCCGCGGCTATCTCTCCTCGATCACCGGCGCCGGGGCGGTCGGCAAGACCGCGCTGCGGTTGCTGCAGTTCATATCGCTGGCCACCGGCCGAGAACTGTCGGGCCAGCACGTCTTCAAGCGATCGCGCGTGCTGATGATCAGCCTGGAGGATGACGACGAGGAAATGGGGCGCCGGATCAAGGCGATGCTCGATTGCTACCAAATCCCGCAGAGCGAACTTGATGACTACCTGTTCTGCTGCTGCCCCAAAGGCAGCAAACTTGCTTTGTTGCACCAGCGTCAACGCATCATCGGGCCGCTCAAAGCGCAAATCTGCGAGGCCATCGAGCGGTTCGAGCCCGACCTCTTGAGCCTCGATCCGTTCGTGAAGACGCACTCCCTGTCAGAGAACGACAACGGCGACATGGACTACGTCTGTGATCTGCTGGCGGCGATCGCGATCGACTACAACATCGCCGTCGATACTCCGCACCACGTCCACAAGGGCACCCTAACACCAGGCGATGCCAATGCCGGCCGCGGTGCCTCCGGCATCAAGGATGCCGCCCGGCTGGTCTACACCCTCTCCACCATGAGCAAGGAGGAGGGCGAGCAGTTCGACATCGGCCCAGATGATCGCGCCAGTTATGTCCGGCTCGATCCCGCCAAGATCAACATCGCCAAGCACGCCAGCGTGGCGATCTGGTTCCGACTGCACAGCCAGCCGATCGGCAACGGCACAGAGGACTATCCCGGGGGCGACGACATGCAGGTCGCCAGGCCGTGGACACCGCCCTCCGCATGGGAAGGTACCTCCTCGCCTAGCCTCAACGCCGTCTTGGACGACCTCGCCGCCGGCAATGACAAGGGCCAGCGATATTCCGATGCCGGCGCCGCCAAGGATCGCGCCGCCTGGCGCGTGATCCAAAACCACCACCCCGACAAGACCGAGGAGCAGTGCAAGGCCATCATCCGCGCCTGGCTCAAAACCGGCCTGCTCTACGTCGATGACTGCAAAGACCCGGTCAGGCGGGAAGACACCCGCGGCATCTTCGTCAACAACACCAAAAGACCATCGTGAAAACCGCCCCAATGACCCAATTTCATTCGAGCGCCCATTCGGGCAATTTTGCCCGCCCGAATGAACCTTGGCCTATAGTAAAGTTCATTCGGGCAAGTGCGCCCGATTGCCCTTTGACCGCTTGGGCGTTCAATCGGGCGGCCCGGATGAAACTTTACTATAGGCCAGGAGCCAACCGCGCGTCTGACGGGCAGCAAAGGAGGAACTATGACCACGCCTACCCCTATGCCAAAACACCCGCTCGATCGCGAATGGGAATTTCTCGCCAGCGAGAGCGAGGAGGAGGAAATCTCCTTCCTTGATCGCATGCGCGTGCCCGGTGGCTGGATTTATCGGCATCGGACCTGGCAAACGGACGGCCCCTTGCTCAACACCAGCATCGTGTTTGCACCCGATGGACCTCGCTAAACGCCGGGCGGAAATCACCGCCATCCTCACCGACATCGAAACCGCGAAAGACCGCTTGATGCACATGCCAGAAACCGACGCCGCCGAAGCTCTGGAGATCATCGAGCGCATCGAGCGAAAATTATTCCCAGCCGGAATGCCGAGGTAAGCGCCCAAATGGATGAACCCTGCAGCAATGTCGTGCCGATTTTCGTCGGTGAACGGCTAAAAACCGCCAACCTATTGCTGGTGTTCAAGCAAATCGCGGCCTACAAGCGGTTGGAGCAGCGCAAGTTCAAGCTGATGCTCGACACCTTGAGGGCAGGTCATGGTGGGCAAGCGGCGCCGGGGGCGACCTCGGAAGAACGGCCATCGCTACCGCAACGGCAACCTGAGGCCGAGCCATGATCCGGCGATATCGCCCGCCCAGGTCGCGGCGACACAGCCGCACCGCCAGGGTCTTGGCGATCATGCAGCAGACCAGCTTGCGGAGAGCGAACTCGGTCGGATGGTTATCCGGGGCGTCATCACCCGGCTGCAGTGCCTCGCCGGCCAGAGGTACGCCGCGCAGTGGCGAGCCTACCTCGCCACCCTCGATGGCCCCAGGAGCCCGCAGCGAGGCCAAGGGCGCGGAAACCCCTGCGGCGGATGTCCCACAGCCACCGACCAGCGAACCTGCGCTTGCGACCTCGCCAGGCGCTTGTGGGCCCGTTCCACCTTCGCCCTCCAAGCCGCCGATCCCGAGGCCGTCGTGATGATCGCCCGGGTGGCGTGCTGGGATGTGGCGTGCCCGCCGTGGGCCTTGCCGGTGCTGCGCCGTGGATTGGATGCGCTGGCGGAAAGTCTGGGATTGACAACGCGGAACAAATCACCGCACGTTGAAAACCTCAATCCCAACTATGTCCGAGCCTAGCCCAGGAAGTGTGCGACCTCCTCGCGCTGGCGCCTGGGTAGCGGCCGGCGGCCTTGGTCCCGATACAGGCCGCCGGCTCGTTTCGCCGATAATTAATTATCGGCCAATTATCGGCCAATTACCGGCCTGGGGAGATCATGGATGCCCAATTTCCCCAACCATGATCACGACTACGACGGCCGCCCGCCGGTCGGCTGGCAGGATGACGACCCGCTGCTGGAGCGGCTGTGCCGCCACCACCCCGAGCGCATCCCGGATGAATTGAGGGCCAGGTTTCGCACCGATTATGCACGCGCGCGCTCGCCTCTTGTGGCTGCTGCGCTATCGCTATCTGCAGCTTAATCTGCGGATCGTCAGCCCCGGTTCGTTCTATCGGCGGTAATGTATTAAAATCGGAACAGACACGGTCTGTTCTGCGGACAATGGTGACAAAAACCAATTTCCTTCATGTGACTAGCCGGGGCCATGATCAATTCTAGCCTTGGCCACGGCCTAGCACCGGCGGCTCTCCCGTACCCCGGGCCGCCGGTTGGTTACTTGTGCTTGCGTACCGGCTTCACCTTCGCCTTAACCTTAATCGAGCCGCGCTTAACCTCATGCTTGCGGGCTGCGGTGTGGGCGCGCTGACCTTTCTGCCGGTGCAGGGTGTCCTCGTCGTCCTTGGCCTCGCGCTGGGCGGCGGCATCGTCGGCCTGCGAGCGGTGGTGGGCGTCGTCGTGCTGCTTGGCGCCCTTGGCCTCTTTCTGGTGCTTGGCCTCGTAGCCGGGCTGATGCTCGGGCGCCCGCTGCGGATTGGCGCTCGGCTCCTGCCGGCCGGACGCCTCGTCGGCGCGGTGCTTGGGCTCGATCGGCTCGTAGGGCTGCTGGGTGCCGCCGGGGCCCTGCGCCCAGTTCTGCGGCTGCTGGGTGCCGGGCGGGTGCGCGCCGCCGGGACGTGAGTGCTTGGGCTCGGCCTGCTGGTTGTCGCTGCGGGCCCGTTCTTGCTCGTTGGCTCCTGGCATGGTTGCCATGGGGTATTCCTCCACCGCGGGGATCGCGGTCGGGAGGACAATGCGCGAAAGTTCCCGATGTTCAATTTTGAACAGACAGCGCAGATGGATGTGAGAGAATGGCCCGGTTCGCACGGGCCTGCCGGACACCCCCCGGCTGGCGTTTGCCGATCAGCCGCCCGGACAGGGGTACGGCAACGCGACCGACAACCGACTTTCGAACTGGTGGCGCAGGGGGCAGACCTGGCGTCACCGGATCGTCAACACCATACCCTCTAGCAGGTTCCGCGGCGCTTGTCACGTAATGTGGGAGGCTGTGTTAGGTTTCCGACGTAACAGGATGTGGATTAGGCTGCTGGCGTGTTATGCATGACGCATGGCTTCTCACAACGTCTATACGTTTTTCTCGGTCCACAACTGCCTCGATGAGGATTTCGACGCGCCCGACGCGGCGGCCGATCGTGACCTGTGCCGTGCGGTCGTAGCCGGCAAGTGCGGCATGCACCCCGATGGCTGGGGCAACCACGATCCGATGCCGCTGCGATGGCTGATGCGGAGGCGGCCCGAGCGGGAGTTGCCGGGCTTCGGACAACCGCTGCCGGTCGAGCACCGATCGGACGTGTGGCACGAGCACAAGCCCCAGCCCCAGCCCAAGCCCCAGCCGCGGCGTCAGCCGACGCGATCTGAGCGGCGGGCAATGGCGGCGGCCTTACCGCCGGCCGATTGGGAGCCACTGCCGCCGACCGGCGAGGTGAAGCTAACCTGCGACGACTGCCAGGCGCGGTTTCGGGTCACGATGCACTACCGCGGCAACCGGCCAGCGGTGGTGCAATCAATCCGGTTGATGGGCAAGGACGAGGGCTGGACCTGCATTGTCGGGCGCGATCGCTGCCCGGGTTGCTCACATATCCCGCCGCCAGAGGATGTAGGCCACGGCGCAGGCCAGCGTCAGGGCGATGAACAACACGGTTAACGCGGTCAGCAGCACGACGACATCGCCGCTCACTGCAACACCGAAATACTGATGTCGTCGCTGCCCTCGATCGGGGCGATAACGACATCGCGGTTGATCGGGTTGCCGCCGAGCAGCGCCTTGATGCGGTTGCCGTCCGCGATCGACACCGCCAGCATCTTGTAGACACCCTTGAATTCGAACTGCATCACGTCTTGGGTGAACGGCGGTTCGAGCGGTGTCACGACCACGCTGGCCATTTGATTAACCTTGACTTAAGGTCACAGCTTGTGACAGTGATCTCCTGCCAGTTTAACGCAGGAGGGTTTATGAGCAAGCACAAGGCGGCGCTCCTCGCAGCCGCGATCGCGACAGTCGTGCCGTCTGTCGCACTCGGGCAGGGAAGCGTCGATCCAAAAATGTCGTTGTTCTCGCCCAAGGCGATGACGCAACAGACAATCACCCCGCCGGTTCTGGTCGAACTCGCCAAGCCGGCGCTGCCGCAATACGCCATCATCCGGCGGGAAGAACCCGCGGTCGCGCCGAAGGGGCCGATGCTGGTCCCCGATCGCGGCTACGCCCCCTGGACGGCGCGCGAGGCCACGCCCGGCAAGGAGCCGGAAACGGTGGTGATCAGGTACGGCCCCGGCGGCCGCATGGACATGCACTACAATCTCTACGCCGACTACAAGCGCGCCAGAACCAAGGTGGAGGTGCGCGGCCCGTGCTATTCGGCCTGCACGCTGGTGCTGGCCTATGTCGAGGACATCTGCATTGCTCCCGGCGCCTTCATGGCGTTCCATGCGGTGCGCTCGGTGCAAACCGGCGCGCGGATGGACGACGAAACCGCGCGGGCCTACCGCCACATGCCGGCTGCGATCAAAACATGGCTCGATGACCACGGCGGGCACGAGAAGCTGCCGCTCAACAGCTTCTGGATGATGTACGATCGCGAGCTTTGGGCGATGGGCTACCCGAAATGTACCCCATGACGAGGCGCGAGCAGGCGCTACTGTTGTGCATCCTCGGGCTGCTGGTCGCCGGCACCTACACCTGGGCCAACTTGCTTGCGTGCACCATGAGGTGATCCCATGCCCTACGATCCGCGGATGCAGCAGATGACCCAGATGGGCATCGGCATGATGGGGCCGCAGGCGGGGCCGTTCGACCGCAGCAACCAGCCCAGGCAGTGGTGGACCCAGCCGCCGCCGCAGGCACAACAGCGCAACGATGACAACCCCTCTGGCCAATTGGCCAATCAGCCAGCCAAACAGCCAAGCCTGTTCGACATGATGCTGAACCTCGGCAAGATGACGCGGCCGGAATACAACAAGACGATCGCCGGCCAGGGCGGTCAGGCGCAGGGCATGGCCATGGTCAGCCCGTGGGCGTTCCTGGGCAGCATGGGCCTGCCCGGTGGCGCCGGCTGGGGCGGTGGAGGCGGAACGCCGGGATGATCCTGGGCTACGAGCGACGGCAGGAATTGTGGGAGTGGTGCCGCGAGTTCATCGACCGCGAGGCGATCTACCGCGTCGACGCCACCCACCCGATGCTGCCGGGCAAGAACCCGAAGGGCAAATACACCTTCCAGTTCTATCTGCGGCGGGCGACGTTCAACCCGCAATTCGCCCACAACGTCGGCCTGCTGTTCTGGGATCATTTCCTCGAAATATACCGAAATCAAACATTCCAAATCTGCACGCCCGAGCCGTCCGGCCCGCCGATCGGCGCCGCCATCCAGGCCGTGGCCAACATGCTCGGCATCAAGGTCAACGTGTTCTCGGCCCGGCGCGAGGCGAAGGCCTACGGCCTGGACAACTGGTTCAACGGCAAGGTGCTGCCCGGCGTGCCGGTCATGATGGTGGAGGACATTGCAGCGTCGGCGCCGTTCATGCTGCGCGCCGCGGTGCGGGTGCAGCAGAAGCTGAAGCTGCCGCTGCATCGCAACTACTTCACGCTGGTCAACAAGGTCGGGCCGCATTTCAAGAAGGATAACCAGCACACCGAGAACTACCTCGACGGCCAACTGATCGCGCTGTTCACGTTCAACAACTTTGCCCGTGATGCGGAATTCTTTACGCTGCGCTACGGGCATCAACAGCAGTGGTCGGGGCTGATAAAGTGACGAAGCCGCTGGTATCTGTCCCGGCGCTGGCCGGCCATGATCGCGCCGCCACGTTGGAATTCTGCCGGGCCTACCTTGATCACAACTGTCTGTTTCGCTCGCCCCCCGGGCCGGCACTGCTGACCTCGTTCGGTGGCGGCCGTGCACGCTGGCAACTCTACATGCCGGTGGCCACGCTCGATCAGGAGTTCATGCGGCGGATCTGCGTGCTGTTCTGGGACAAGTACCTGCCGCTCTACCGCAAGCGGCCGTTCCAACTGTGCGGCCTGGAGAGCGGCGGCGTGCCGATCGTGTGCATGCTGCAGGCGGCGGCGTTCGTGTCGGGCCTGTCGGTCAACGCCTTTGAAGTGAAGAAGGCGGCCAAAACCTACGGCCTGCTGAACTGGCTGGAGGGCATAGTCATCCCCGATCGGCCGGTGATCCTGATCGATGATGTGGTGGGCGCCGGGTTGACCATCCGCACGCAGGCCAAGCGGCTGCAGAGCTTCGGGCTCGAGCTTCAGGGTGCGTGGGCGATCATTGCCGGCAATCCGGCGTTTCCGCCGCCGCGCAAGCTCAAGCTCGCTCACGGCGACGGCGCGGTCGACACCTTGCTCAATCCTGGCGACATCGCCTGGTCGCATGAGGCTTACGTGCAGAAGTACGGCCGGCAACCGCAGTTCCAAGGGGTAACGCGATGAAACAATCGCAAGAGGACGCCAACTACCGCCGCGGCCAACCCACCAAGCATTGCGGCGTGTGCGTGTACTACGAGGGCGAGGACACCAAGTCCTGCTCTCAGGTGGATGGGCCGATTTCCGGCTTTGGCATTTCGGATGTGTTCCAGATGCAATCGAACCCGTTCGGCTCGATGATTGGTCCGAAGGAGAGCGCCGTCATCGACGGCATGATGGCTTCTGGGCCGGATCAATCCGAGCACGTTGCTGCACCAGTACAGATCGGCGCTCGCCGCTACTGAGGATTTTCCCATGACTGATTTGCCCGCCGCTCCCTGGCAAGCCGGGGACGAAGACGAATGGCTGTTGCCTGCGCTTGCGACCACCTTTGGCGGTGGTGAGGGCGGCGGCGGCGGCGGTGGTGAGGGTGGTGGAGGCGGTGAAGGTGAAGGCGAAGGTGAAGGTGAAGGTGAAGGCGAAGGCGAAGGGGAGGGCGAGGGCGAGGGTGAGGGCGAAGGAGAGGGCGAGGGTGAGGGCGAAGGAGAGGGCGAAGGAGAGGGCGAAGGAGAGGGGGAGGGGGAGGGGGAGGGTGAAGGTGAAGGTGAAGCCGAGGCAGAAGCCGAAGCAGAGGCCGAGGGTGTTGGCGGTGGTCAGGGCGGCATAGGCGGCGTCGGCGAGGGCCTAGGCGGCATCGGCGAAACTGGGGCGGCAGGATTAGGTGGAATTGGCGGCGCGCAAGGTGGTGCACATGGTGGCATCGGTGGCGCGCAGGGTGGCGCAGAGGGTGGCTTTGGTGGTTTTGGCGGATTTGGCGGATTTGGTGAAACCGGCGGGCCTTCGGGCGGCCCCGGCGCTGGCCTTGGTGGAACGGGAACGGGCATCGGCGGTGGCATTGGCTCTGGCTACGGCGGCATGGGCGGCCTTGGCGGTGTTGGCGGCATTGGCGCGTCAGCTGGTTGGGGTGGTCCTGGCAGTGAGGGCGTCGGCTACGGTCAGGCCGGTGCGGGCCTGGGTGGCTTCGGCTATGGCGGCACGGGCTATGGCAACACGGGCGGCTTCGGTCTGGGCAGCGCGGCCGGCGCCATGGGCGCCGCGGGCGTTGGCGGGCTTGGCTATGGCGGCGCCGAGGGCATTGGCACCGGCGGCTTAGGTGACACCGGCGGCTACGCTGGCTTCGGCACCGGCTTCGGCACGGGCTTCGGCACCGGCGTCGGTGGTTTTGGCACTGGCGAAACTGGCGCCGAGGGCAATTTCGGGGCCGGCCTGGGCGTGGGCACAGGATTTGGTGCTGGCTTTGGCGGCCCTGGCGGTATCGGTGAGGGGCAAACTGGCGCCGCGGCCGAAGGCTTTGGATTTGATGCGGGGGGCGGTCCCGCAGGTGATCCCTCGGGCGGCCCCGGCGATTTCGGCGGCCTTGGCGGCGCCATGGGCGGCCCTGGCGGCTGGGGCGGCAATTTCGGTGGTGATCCTGGCGCCGGCTTTGGTGGTCCTGGCACTGGTGGGAGCCCGGGCACTGGCGCTGCAAGCGGCGTCGGCTTTGGCGGCTTCGGTGGCCCTGGTGGCGCCGAAGGCATGGCCGGCACAGAGGGTGTGGGCTATGGCCAGGCCGGTGTTGGCACCGGCGGTTTTGGCACCGGTGGTTTTGGCTCGGTCGGCGGGCTCGGTGACATTGGCACCGGCAATTTCGGCATTGGCAATGTGGGCGGCCCTGGCGGCTGGGCGGATGGCAGCTTCGGCAGCACCGGCCTGGGTGGTGGGATTGGTGGCTTTGGCGGCACGGGCGGCTTTGGCGGCGCTGCTGGCGCCACCGGCGCCGGCTTTGGCTTCGGCGGCGATTTCGGCGCAGGCACCGAGGGTGCCTTTGGCGGCTTCGGTGGACAGGCAGGCATCGGTGGTGGGCCTGGCCAGGCTGGCGGCCCCGGCAATGTGGGCTCTGCAGAGGGTGCCCAAGGATTAGGGATTGGCCAGACCGGAAATACTGGCACGACCGGCGATCCGGGCGGCCTGGAGGGCGCCACGACCGGCGAAACCGGCGGCAAGGGCGATGTCGGTGTCGGCCAGCAAGGCGGTCTTGGCGGCAATTTCGGCATCGGTGCTGCGAACGCGGGTAATTTTGGCGCCATTGGTGGCGTCGAGGGCCTCACGGGTGCTCCGACCGCAGCCGAGGCAGTGGCAGCAGCGCACGACGCTGCATTTGGCATGACCGGCGATCCAACCGGCTTGGCCACGGGGCTCGCGGCTGCGGCTGCGGCCTATGGTAACCCCGGTTTTGATGCTGCTTTCGGCTATGAGGGCGCCGGCAAGGGCGATCCCGGCAACGTCGGCGCCAACTATGGCGGCTTCTTCGGTGACATGGGTGCTCCTGCTGGCGCCTTCGGCATTGGCGGCCCCGGTTGGGGTGGCCCTGGCGCCGGCAATGCCTCGGAGGGTGTTGGCGGTGGCATCGGCGTCGGTGGTGGGCCTGGCCAAGGCGGTCAGGGCGCCATGGGCGGCGGTGCAGCAGGCGGCGGCATTGGTGTCGGCGGCGGGCCTGGCGCGGGTGGCCAAGGGGGCATGGGTGGCGGTGCGGAGGGTGACGGCAGCTTTGGCGTGGGGGGCCCTGGTGGCGGCCTCGGTGCAGCAGGCGTGAGCGGCTATGGCTTGGGCGAGGCTGGCCTTGGCGGCTGGGCCGGCTGGGGCGATGTTGGTGCATCCCCGGGATGGGGCGCTGGTGGACTGAGCGGCGGCCCGGGCTGGGCTGGCGGGCAGTTTGGCGCCTATGGCGGCTTCGAGGGCGACAACGGCGCATTCGGCAATTTCGGTGCGGGCATGGCTGGCCCCGGTGCCGTTGGCACTGGTTATGGTGAATTGGGTGACAGTCAGACCGGGCAGACCGGATATCAGGGCGGCAACCAAGGCATCGCCGGCGCTGTTGCCGATGCCGCCGCGGCTGCGCCCGGCTACAGCACGGGTGCTCCCGGCTGGGCATCTGGTGAAATGGGCGACCTCGGTGCGACCGGCGCCCCTGGCGGCTTTACCGGCGGTGCTTATGGTACCTACGGCGTCGGCGCTCCTTCTGCTGCTGGTGCGCTCGGGTTTGCCGGCCTGGATGCGGCGGCTGCGGCAGAGGGCAAAGGTGCAGCGGAAAGCACGCACGGCCAGACCGGCGAGCAGAGCAGCGGCAAGGGCGGCCAGCAGGGCTACCAGGGCGGCAACGTCGGCATCACCGGCGCGGTTGATGACGCCATGTCGATGAACGAG